ATCGTACATGATTGCTGCTAAAGGAGCATCCTTTGTAACGCTTCTTACCAATACACCTACATAATGATGACTACCTGGCAATGTGTCATATTTATCATAATCCGATTCTTTTAACGGCATAGGTTTGAATAGTGTTTCATCATCATCTGATGCGATAATAACATGACCAGCCTTAATTACATCATATGGATAACCACTGACATCAAGTGTGCGACCACCAATGATACCAGCACCGTATCGTCTGATTACAACCGAATCAAGACCGGAAGTAATCACCTGCAATTCACTTGCTAAATTTGCTGTTGCACCCATTTTTAATACTTAGTTTTTTGTTAATGTTTAGAATGTGTCAGCCAACGCTTTGATTTCAGCGTCACTAATCACTTCATCTTGTTTTCCCGAACTTTTACCACCTGCGGCAGGCGGATTAGCCAATGTAGACAAACCAGCATCTGCACGTTCTTGGTTGTAATTCTTCAGGTCTTCCTCAACTTCCGAATAAAACTCGTCAAACTCCTCTTCGGTTTTAAATTTCATGCGGTCGAAACTTTTCAGGATGCGACTGCCGAAAGAACCCGAATCTTTGAGCAACTCGTTGAGCTTGGATTTTCTTGATGTAGTGACTTTTTCACCTTTCAATACCGAAATTTCATTGGTAAGTGTATCAACCTTGTCAAGCAATCCCTTTGCCCATGCTGGAGCATCATCATTCTTTTTATTTTGTTGAGGATCATTTTTATTTGAACCCGTCTGACGATTGTTTGAAGTATTCGATGATGGATCATCGTCGCCATCGGTTCCGTCATCGTCATTCTTTTTGCGGTTTTCTTCGATTACTCGGTTTGCAAAAGACTGGCTGACTTGCAAGTAGGGGAGAACCGCATCAATAGCTGTATCTATTTCTGCGTTTACATCCTCGTCGGAGGCATCATCTGTGGAAGTTAGATTGTCGGCAATCTTGGCAGCGACACTCATTAGTTCCTTTTTATTGAACCCGAACGCCTTCACTTTCGGTTTCAATTTCAACAAAACCTGTTGTTTTCTATCCATTGTACAATGTTTTAATTAATAAAAACGGCCTGCAAAACATTACATGCAAGCAGACCGTCAACCTTCTTAATCATACATTAAGAGCAATGAATGTATTCACGACAAGTTCGGTTGCATGTAACTTCACATGCTTTATGCAAATATACGAAAAGTGATTCTTTTTACTTCACTTTAAGTGTTAAACTATTATAATAAAACGCACGGCACGAAAGTAATCTTGTACTCCGTGCCGTGAAACTGAATGTAATTGTACATCAGTAGTTATTCTTTGAGATACTTATAAGCCTTTAGATATTTATTCAGCCTTGATAAATCGCTCTCTGTAATTTGCTCCAGTCGGGTAATGTCCATATTATCTTCTAAATCGTGTAACTTTACTTGTCTTCCAATCGGATTAAAGCGGGAACGCTTGATAAAATCTTCATAGCTTTCATCTTTGTTGCGGGTGACAGAAAGAATGGCATCAACGATATTACGAGGAAATCCTTCCATTAGTAAATATTCAGCAGTAACTTCAGTATCTTCTATCGTATCGTGCAACAAAGCAACAATTCTTTCTTCATCAGTAGAGCATCTGTTTGAAACACGGATAGGATGGAAAATATAAGGTGCTCCAGCTTTGTCAACTTGATAAATATGCGCGTCTGTTGCTATTTGAAGAGCTTTTTCTAATAAAGTACTAGTATTTGTCATATTCTGATTTTGAAATTTCTTTTCCTCCAAGAATTATATCACAAACAGTCTCATTGGATTGCGGAATTTCCATCTCATTACGTCCATGATGTTTTATATATGATTTTGTTTGATCGTTATCGAGATATAAACGGATAACGGCTTCCTCAAAATCGTCCAGCAAATAGACCGTTTCGCCTGACTGTAATTTGTTATATAATTCCTTTTGGTTCATTTTTATATGTAAAGATAGTGATTTTTATTGGAAATGACTATAATATTCGATTGATTTTTCAGCTATTTTTTGCGCTTTTTTATCAGCTTTGTCTAATACTCGCCATTCTTCATAATATTTATGTCCTAATCCACCTTCCATACCTGTTTGCTCCTGTATTTCTTTCCAACGTTTTTCTCCAAGAATTCTTTTTGCGTCTTCTGGTTTTTCTTTGGCATAAATCATACGATCTGTATTAACTTGAATCTCAGCAATTAATCCGTTAGATGTTTGAATATTAACTATATTGCCACTATATCCCATAAATGATTCCGGTTTTTGTCTTTTCAGTCGCACAAACGAATCGTTTTCAGATAGTTCGTTCAAGACTTGATCTATTTGTGATTTGGGAACTATGATTGTCGTCCTAACTGCGTCTTTTATATCGTATGGAGTTATACCCTCCGTTGTCGCTTTTCTTACTATTGGTGAAATGCTTTTGTAATTGATTGGAGTTACAAATCCTTTATTATTTTTAGCGATGGATTCTGCTAAACTTTGTACCTCCTTCCCAACTAAAGAAGCACGATTAACAAGCTCTTTAGCTGAATTCTCAGTATTTATATTCTGAACAATTGATTTGTTATCTCTCAAAAAATAAGGTAAGGTGTTTCTTTCCCGCGCTTTCTCAATCTTTTGTTGGTTGTCAAGTACCCATTTTTTAAATTCGTCAGGAATATCCTTTACTTCATTAATACTTTCTGTAGAAACATCGCTAAGCCCATCCCATTCCCAGAATTCTTCTTCTGTTTTGAGGATGGGGATTTTATAACAAAGGTCATTCGGGTGCCAACCAGTCCAAACAAAGTCTTTTGGATATCTCCCTGCAAGCATATCGCATATATCACCATGCGGCATACGGTGATGATGTGAAGAGCTTAGCTTTATTTCGTACCCTACCACGAAATCCATCTGTTTCCAACGCTCGTTTTCGGCAGTACGGTAAGCCATGTTTATTTCAGAAGCAGCCAAACGGATAGAACGATACTCGCAATCCAGCAAATGCTTCGCACTTCCATACTTCTCTTTGTAGTCTTTTTTCAGCGATGGGAAGTCGAGCAGGTATTTGGAGATTTGCTTGCTCAACGTAATCGCACTTGTGCCTTTCTGAATGGCACAAGAAATGGCTGCTTCCAGTTCTTCTTTGTAGATGGTCGATTGGTTCCAAAGTTTATCTGATATATTGAACCCCTTATCCTTTCTGCTCTGAAAAGCTTTCAGCGCATCGGAGTTTGTCTGATACAGCACCGTGTATTTTTTCTTATCCACAATGGCATCGTATGCTTGCAGCACCTTGTCAGCTATCAAATCCTGCACCTCGTTACTATTCTTCCATTCCTCGGATGTTCCTCGATAGATAACTGAATGAATATCATCAACGAACTGCATTTGAATGTCAGCTATCTGTTTTCTTGTTTGAGGGTAGTCAGACCATTTGAAAGGCTTGTCGCTATCAGCGGAGTAATCGGTACGTAATACAGCTTTGGCGGCTTCCAAGTTAAGAGTATCATATATTTGCTCAACAAGTGCAACATATCTGTTTAGCCGGCTGTTGAGTTCCTGATATTTTTTCTTCTGGTTTGGAATTTTAGGCTTTGCCATACTGTTCTTTTTTTAAGCTATTTATTGAAGTAGGCAGAAAAATCACGGGGGTAAGACAAAAAAGATTGTTCTGTTTTTAAGATTGGCTCATCTTTTTCTTGAACTTGTCACATATGTCACGGTTAAGAAAGCGGCTGGAAGTGAAAAATGGACAACGGCACATGAAGAACTCACCTTTCAAGTTCTTCTCGTGCCAGTCGTAACTATGCGCACAATCCCGGCAATGATAATTGGATTGAGGTGTTACTTTCTTTGCCATTATTCTTCAATTCTATCGGGTGCGGGCATTTCCAATAGACGGATAGCCTTAATCGTCTCTTTGCCTTCCAAGATGGCTTTGCACAACCTATGATAACCGTCTGCTATTTGTCCTACCTCATCCAATAGGATAGGATAATCAAGGGAACAGTCACGCACACGCTTGCATTGGAATATGAAGTTGTGAAGCTGGCTGCACTCAAACGGCTCTGTCGTCAAGTCGATATTCCAAAGTGGCATATCCATAACTGGATACTCTTTTGCCTTAGCAAAATCGTATAACGTTTGGGCTTTCCATACTTTATTTCCTCTAAGGTATTCGCTTTCAGCGAAAGTCATATTATCTATTGGTACTTTCATGCTATTTACTTATTTAGCAAGGTGCGCCAGCGTTACAGACATCCAACGCACCCGTTACATTTTCTACACGTGGCAATAGGCTATTGAACAATCTCCCAATCATCGGCAAACACATCGCTAATAGACGGAACCCATGAATCAGCACGCCCGGTGTTCTCGTTGTAAATAAGGCATTGACTCGTATAGTCAATGAAACCCTTACCTTTCAGAATAAGGTCTTTTGCTGATTGCGGAAGAGATTGCATCTTTGGAATAACATCCTCTGTAATGCGAGCTGGAACCTGCTTGAATACCATTAATCCTTTCCCGTTCCATCCACTTCTACGGATAGCACCACCTTGTTTGAGAATTTCAATAGCATCACCAAATGACATTTGATGTAGAGGTGCTTCGGGAGAGCCATCAAGCCTACCAATACGACATTCCAATACATTGATGTACCTGCTCATGATTCTATGTTGCAAACAGAGTAAGTGGTTCTGATATTTGTCTGTTACAATTTCATCTATTTTGCCGGATTCAATAAACGGAGAAAGTTTATCCATCTTCTCATATAAATCTCGCATTTCAATATGCAAGTGGTCAAGGAAAGTATCAGCTATTTTATACGCCTTTTCAAACGTATTTTTAGGACTCCAGCTTTCATATCCATCTTCATAACGGACATGATAACCCTCATCGTCAAAATTTTCCGTTGACGGTTTTTCTCTAAGAAGATGTTTTCCCCACGCATCACCTCTTGTCATAGGTTCTGCTTCAATCTGTTTTGTTCCAATGTACTTTTTCATATATCTGTAGTAATTTAATTATTCTCCAGGAGTATATGTACCGGTAATAGAGGCAGTGCTGTCATCGGTCAGAGTCGCTGTGCCGGTAATGACTGTACCTTTGATAGTCAAAGCTATTGATTTGATTTTTGCACCGGCATCGCCTTTGTCTCCTTTCGCTCCAGCAGCACCTTGTTCTCCTTTATCACCTTTGGCACCAACTACACCTGTATCTCCTTTCTGCCCTTTGAGGTTCTTAAAAGCGAAATTCAGCTTGCCTTCTTTCATTGTTACATCCACAGAAGGTGTACCTACATTCGCATCAACGCTGGCGGTTGCCCCGGTTACGGATGAGCCATTACCACTCGCTTGAGGCAATACCACCATTTTTGCCGCATTAACCTGCGTCTTACTGATGATACGTATCATCATCCCAGCAGGCACATCCAAATTGAATACCCGTTTTAGACAGTCAATGTCCAATTGGTCATAATAACTAGGTTCCATGTCGGGCATGTGCCAGTAGAATATCAAGTTTTCTGTAGTACCATTGTCAATCTGAATCACGCATTTGCCCTTTGATACAAAATCGGCTACATACATCCCATTTTTTTCACTGAATGAAATATCTTCCATTTTGATAATTATTAAATGTTATTACTCTGTTCTTGTTTCAAACAAATTATTTATTCTATTTTGAGAGATGGCAGCATCTTCTTTCTGTATCTGCTCCAAAGTTGCCTCCGGATTATTAGAGCCAGCTTCTCTAATAGTTTGCAACTGGCTCTTGATTGCTTTGCCTCCATTCTGTTTTATAAGCCTATCAGTCATTGCATCCTCGTCCATTTGGATAAATGGAGTAATGACATGCTCAACTTCTACATTGTCAATCTCTTTAACCCATGAAGTATTCATGCTTTTCAAGAAAGCCTTGATTACACTGCATTCACGCTCAAACGATTCTATCCAAGCACCACTTTCATCACCTACTTTCAGATGGGCATCAGTCAGCAAGGTCTGTCTAGCATCAAACCCGATATTTCCTAATGCTTTCATGTTCTCGAATGATATATCCGGAATTTGTGATTGCGACCAGAATAGGTTAATCAGAGTGCTTACATGGTACTTTAGTGCTTCGATAGCCTGAGACCATGAAACATAAGACACATCACCTCCATTTTCAACACGGAATACCCTACGGCTTTCCCCCTTATCTTCTTTTCCTTGTGTAGCCCCTGCAATTTTAAGGATAGGAGCACTGTTGTAGGCGATAACATCACTATTACGAGAAAGGGTATATTCTATCTCATTACGCAAATAAGACAAACCATGATAAATAGGAACTGGGCGATGAACATAAACACCGGGGATCTTCAATATAGCTATTGGTTCAGCTTTGATTTGTTCCCACCCAGATCCTTGCTGCTTCCACTTGTAATGGATCTTAGAAGTATATGTTTCAAAAAAAGCAATTTCTTCGTCCTTGACTTTCTTCTTGTATTCAAAAGACATAGCAACCATATCTCCCAACTCGTCAAACAACGGATACAGCCCGACGCCCTCCATCGGGGAATAGGTCTTGCATTTCAGCTTAAATTTACTTTGAAAACCATATAGAGAATTGGGATTTTCAACCGTATACCAAATGGTAAATACCTCGCATGATGCAAAATAGGCGTTGCCACGTTTAATGTTTTCACTGTCTATACGAGCATACTTGTATATATTCTCAATTGCTTTCGCTATTTGTTGGCGAGTTTCATTGTCATCAATATTATGATAGACACGTTTTACTGGAATGGAAAACATGAACTCTGTCATCCGTTTTGTAAGGAGTTTTTCAAGACCGATATAAATACGGGAAGCTTTTTCTACCGTACCATCAGATTTTACCTTATCTTTCCGACCAATGTTATCACTTACTATCGAATGCAATGTCGGTTCATAGTCTTTAATAAGATTATCCCATGAGGGAATATAGACTGACTTTCCTTTTAAATCGTTGATGATATTATCAACCGGGCGAGTATTGTCCAATATAGCGGTTATTTCATCCATAAATACAGTAAAGTGCCACTTGACACCCTTTTTTAATATTAATTATTTTGATAGGAATTTACTCACAAAGTAGATTTGTCCCTTACCTGAAACTTTTGTAGTGGTCGTTACCAATACCGAACCATCCGGCTTGGTGATTGATGTTTTCTTTAACTCGAAAAGTCCCAATTTCATAGATTTCTGCGTCGGCTGATTGTAGTAGTCACCCTTTTGACAAAGATAACCATTCTCGCGCATCCAGCTAAACAAACGGTTCTGACCGATATTTACCCCATTTTGTTGTAATATTTTAGCCAGTTCAGCAATTAAACAAGAGCGATGTGAAGTTGAGACAGCATCGGCAAAAAGAACTTTGGGTGCATCTTTTTGGATCTTCTGCTCAGCCTCTATAAGACGCTGTTCTTTTCGTTTCAGCGTTTCTTGTGCCACAATAAGCGCACGTGCCATGATTTCTTCTGGAGTGTCGTCCATTTTGGTAGCGATGTAGC